TTAAAGCACCAGAAGCAGCAGCCGCTGCCCCAGAGACACAACCAGCAGCACCCGATTTGAATATCAACGACTTGTCCGCACTGAGAAGCATATTAGATGTGGCTAGTCAACGAGGAGCGTTCAAAGCAGCCGAACTAGAAGCAGTTGGTAAGATTTATAACAAACTTAACTCATTCTTGGAAGCTGTTACTAAAAAGGAACAGTGATGAAATCATTAAAACATGTAGGAAAAATGAAAAAAGCAGGCTCTAAGGTTCTAGTGGCTTTTAGAACATTACCCGGCGAATCCAATCAAGCATTAGTTATTCCAGTATCCAGTCTGTCAGACAACTATCATGACGATATCATGAAGTTGGTTGAGACCACCGAAGCACAATCTGCTTTTGAATTTGGTGAAGTATTATTTACAAGATCATTTTCCGACGGCCGTCCAATGTTACAAGCTCTGAGAGCTGATAACAGAATGGTTAAGGTTCCTACAGACGATGTGTTGATGATGCCATCGCCTGGCAGCGAAATTGCTCTGCACCAGCTTAATACACTTATTGCTGAACAAAAAAACTGTGCAGTGGATGACTTATGTACATTTGTTTCCGGTTCTAAGAAAGACACTCCGGAAGTTCAAGAACTTGTAACGGTTAAAGACCTTGCTCCTCCGTCAACACCTGCAGTGGCACCTCTCAAGGCAGCCGCTAATGAAGTTTTATCTGATAAAGATATTGCTAAAAGTTATCGCAGTCAAGCTGATTCGATGTACAAAGAAGCTGCCCGTCTACGTAAAGAAGCAGATGACTTAGATCCGCCGGTAAAGAAAGCGGCAAAGGCCAAAGAAGCCGAAAGTGCCTAAACCGTTATTTAAACCGCCAAAGCATCTTGTTCAGGAATGGCCAGAAGTCTTTGAAGATCTTTATATGAATACCATGCCGGTTCACTACCTAGAATCAATTAGGTTGGAATTCGGTAATGGTAGGATATGGGAAATTAATATTGCTGAACAGCTGTCTAGCAGTCACAGTGATATAATTGCCAATAGATTGGTAGAAACATTTGCTGAATACAAAGAAGATATTAAAAAAATTGATTTTAAAATTGATGTTGAAAAATTAAAAAAAGATATACAAAATCAATCTAATGACTTTTTTAAATAAAACGGTTGAAACAAAAAGAATACTTTTTTAGGAATTTCGAATCACCTAAAAAAATTAATTGATGATATTAGTCTCACTCAATTTACGTGACCAAGTTATAATAAGATGAAAACAATTATCATATGAGTGAACACGAAAAATTTCAAAAAGTTATTCCAATCCTAAATGCTGTTAGTCCTAGTTTTTGTTTAGCCAAATGGTATCAACTAACATTATATCTCCAAAACGGTTTTAACCATAGTTGCCACCATCCATCACCTCATAAGATTCCATTAGACGAGTTAGAGCAAAATCACAAGGCTCTACATAATACTAATTTTAAAAAAGAACAAATGCAAAAAATGCTCGATGGCGTTAGACCCGCCGAGTGTGACTATTGTTGGACCGCTGAAGATAACGGGCATGTAAGTGATAGAAGTTATAAAAGTGCAACATCTTGGGCCTATCCTCACATTGGCGAAGTTGTTAAAAATAAAACAGCTGATGTTGAACCTACATACGTTGAAATTAGTTTTAGCAATGTGTGTAATTTTAAATGCGCTTATTGTAGTCCAGATCTTAGTAGTCAATGGTATGAAGAAATAGACAAGCACGGTGGGTATCCTACTAGTCAAAACTTTAATGGGTTTGATTGGTTTAAACAAGTTGGAAAGATGCCTATCAAGCATAGCGATCACAATCCTTATGTCGATGCGTTTTGGAAATGGTGGCCGGAACTTTATCCTAAATTAAACACGCTAAGACTAACAGGCGGGGAACCACTGTTGAGCAAAGATGTCTGGCGTATGTTAGATGCTATAGAAGCTGATCCCAAACCAGAGTTTTGCTTTGCTATTAACACTAACTTAGGAATCCCAGACGAGTTAATTAATCGTATGATTATAAAGCTCAATAGTATTTCTAGTAAAATTAAAGAAGTACAAATCTTTACCAGCGGAGAAGCAGTTGGCGCTCCTGCTGAATATATTAGATATGGATTAGATTATTCAGCATGGACTAAAAACTTAGAAAAAGTTTTAAATAATACCAATAACATTGTTGCTGTAATGACTACTGTTAATTTAACTAGCATTACAACCTATTGTAGTTTTATACGATACTTGTTAGACTTGCGTAAGCATTATAATAAGAATGCCACATTTAATAAAGTTCAGTTTATGACTAACTTTTTACGGTATCCAGAATTTCTGTCATTACCTATTTTAGACTCTGCTAGCAAACAAAGATTTACAAAAGAAGTAGCAAAATTAATTTTAGAAAGACCTGACTTATCAGAAAGTGAAATAGATCAGTTGCGTCGTATGATTGACTATATGAACAGCACTGATATCAAGGAATTACAATTAAGAAAAGACTTTGCATCTTTTATCACTGAATATGATATTAGACGGGGAACCAACTTTAATAAAACATTCCCTGAACTTACAGAATTTTATCAACTATGTCAACAAATGTAAAACGCACAATAGAAATTATTAACGAAATAAGTCCTAGCTTTTGTGCCGCAAAGTGGTACAATGCTACTATATGGTTAGGCAACGGACGAACAGCCAGCTGTCATTTGCCACCTGCTCATACTATACCCATAGCTGAAATCAAACGAAACCCGTCTGCTCTACACAATACCGTCTTTAAGAAGGACCGCCGATTAGAAATGCTAATAGGTGAGCGATGTGACGAGTGCGCTTATTGCTGGACTGTTGAGGATAATGCAGCACCTGATGTATATAGTGATCGAGTTTATAAGACTAGGATTTATGAAGAAGAAGAAATACTTCAGCTGGCTAAATTAGATCCTGGATCAGATGTTGACCCAAAAACTTTAGAGATCAGTTTTGATAATTTATGTAATTTAAGTTGTAGTTATTGTAATGCAGAGTTCAGTACTACTTGGGCTAGTGATATTAAGGTTAATGGTCCGTACATTGAATTAAAAACATCAGGTGGTGGTGCGTTACAAAATGCCGGGGAACATGCGTTACCTTACGGGATTAAAAATGAAAACAATCCCTACATCGAAGCGTTCTTTACATGGTTTCATGCTAGCCTTAAAAATAATTTACAAGAACTAAGAATCACCGGGGGTGAGCCTACTCGTAGTCCATCATTTTGGAAATTGTTAGACGAATGCGAAGGTACAAATTTTGATTTTGCTGTTAACAGTAATCTTATAATGGATCAAGTAAAGTTAAATCAACTTATTAGTGCTAGTAAAAAGTTTAAGAAATTTGATCTATATACCAGCGGTGAAGGCTACGGGGCCCACGGAGAGTTTATTCGTCATGGGTTAGACTATACATTATGGCGTAACAACTTAATACAATTTGCCAAAGAAGGTCAATATAATATGATACATGTTATGATGACTATTAGTGCTCTAAGCATTTGGACCGTAACAGAGTTTATGACAGATATGTTAGAGCTACGTAAACAATTTGGTGGCCATCAGTTCCATATGAGTCTTAATTTAGTACGCTTTCCTAGTTTTCAAAACTTAAACGTATTACCTGAACACTTAAAACAAACACAAGCGGCCAAGATTGAAACTTGGCTAAGTAGTGTTGTTGGGCTAAGTCCTGCCGAAGCTAATCAAATAGAGAGAATAGCTGTGTATCTTCGAAACGTTGATCGTAGTCAAGAAGATACCGACAGCCAAAACAATAAGGTGCATGATTTAAAAAGTTTTACACAACAATATGCTGATAGAAAAAATATCACATTAGCTAGGGTATTCCCAACAGAATTTATAGAATGGTTTAACACAATATGAGCGAAGACAAATTTTGTATAGTGCCATGGATACATCTTAATACAGAACCTAACGGTCGTGTTAAGCCTTGTTGTGCGTATCTTGGACAAGATTTTGGAAACTTAAAAGATACTACACTAGAAGAAATATGGAATAACGAACATACTAAATCTATGCGTAGAAGCTTTTTAGAAAATAAAATTCCAGAAGGATGTCTAACCTGTACTAAAAAAGAAGACAGCGGTGGTGTAAGCTATAGAATGGCGGTTACTGAAAGATTCAGCCATCATATTGAAAAAGCTAAAAGTAACACATTGCCCGACGGTACTTATGAAACGTTTGAAATAATTTTTTGGGATTTTAGATTCAGCAATATCTGTAACTTTAAATGTCGTATGTGCGGACATGGTAGTAGTAGTTCTTGGTTTGACGACTTTACACCTGAAGAAAAGAAAACTAAGGTAAAGTTCCTTGACAGTGCGTATTATGGAACTAATTTAATGAAATATGTTGATCAGTTTATTGACGATGTTGAAGAAATCTATTTTGCTGGCGGTGAACCATTACTTATGGCCGAACACTATCAGATACTAGATAAGCTAATTGCCAAAGAACGATATGATGTATTTTTGCGTTACAACACCAATATGAGTACTATCAAGTATAAAGATTACGACCTGGTTGATATCTGGAAACGATTCAAAGATGTTAGAATTTTTGCAAGTATTGACGGCATTGATGAAAATGCAGAGTACAGTAGATCTGGAACTGACTGGCCTAGAGTAGAAGAAAACTTAGTCCGTTTATCACAATCAAATGTTGATTATGTAGTATCAACTACTATAAACATTCTCACAGTTTTTAATTTTACTAAACTAGTTGATCGACTAATAGAATTAAAAATGTCGACTAGGAAAGTACTAGTAAGTCACGTTAACTGGCCTAAGCACTATATGTCGTCAATTTTGCCCGAAGAGCTAAAAGATCAAATACGTTTACAACTGGATCAACATTTAGAAAAAATAACGCTGGCCGTAACCGAAGAAGAAAGTCGATGGTTAGCTAACCTATACAACGAAATTAAATTTTATTTAATCTCAACAACATCAACAGAAGAAACCACGACCTTACAACAGCGATTTAAAAGAGATACTATTAAGTTAGACCGTATTAGAAAAGAAGATATAAGAACGGCTGTACCAGAATTAGCCGAATGGTTTGATACATTATGAGTGATAAATTTATTTGTGATTTTCCCTGGATTCATTTAAGTGTGTTTCCACAGGGCAACTGTACTGTATGCTGTGTGGCTAAACATTCGGGTAAGGGCAACGGACATAGTTGGAACAGAGTCAGTGAGGATAAAACTAAAACTATAACAGTTATGAATAGTTCTATACCAGAGATTGTTAACTGCGATAATTATAAAACTATTAGACTAGATATGTTAGCAGGCAAGGTACCGACTGCATGTGAGGGGTGCCATCAAATTGAACAGGCTGGTGGAAAAAGTAAACGACAGCAAGAAACTACTCGAAATTTAGATCATGCGGCATTGACCTCAGTTGACGGTTCTATCAAGACAGATCTTCGTCACATTGAATTACGATTAGGAAATTTTTGTAATTTAAAATGTCGAAGCTGTAACGCAGACTCTAGTACAAGCTGGATTCAAGATTACTATAAATTAAAAGATACAGTCAAGTTAGCTAGTGGTTATCATTGGATTAAAAGTAATCCTGATTTTAGTTTTGATTGGGTAGACGATGAATCTTTTTACAACAGATTAACAGAATTTGCTCCTAATCTAGAACAAATACATATAAGTGGTGGCGAACCATTCCTTGTACCTACTCACTTTAAACTATTAGAAAAATTAGTGCGAGATGGTAAAACAGATATCGCTATTCACTACCATACAAATTTAAATTATAAATGGGATAAAATTACTCCAGCATTGGATCTATTGACTAAATTTAAAGAAGTACATATTAGTTTCAGCATTGATGATGTTGGAGAGCGCAACACTTATATTAGAAGTTTAAGCGATTGGGATTTAACCATTAGTAACTTAAAATTATTTTTAAATAATTACAAATTCATTTATCGTGTAACTCAAACTGTCAGCGTCTATAATTTTATGTATGTTGAAGAATTAGAAAGGTATTTAGCCAACAATAAAATACGTATTAGAGTAGGTTTAAATCATGTTCAGAGCCCAGACTACTTATCAGCTAATATATTATCTAAACAAATGCGACAAGATAAAATTAATTCACTATACGGTATTATTGATCGACGCAATTGGGAAGATCTTTATGGCCATTACTATACTCCAAAAGACAACGGACAGTGGGAATACTTTAAATATTTTACAGAAAAAATTGATACTGTGCGTAACGAAGATTTAAATAGTATTTTTCCAAAACTAGCATGAAATTTATTTTTTTAAAATCGGGCGACTATTTAGAATTAGAACCCAACAACACTCCTATAGCATCTGTTTGGTTTGAAAGCATTTTTTCTAAAAAAATGAATATGAGTTATTTTGCTAGAGATACTTCGTTTATAACTCGTTCTAACGAGACTATTAATAATCTAAATACTGCAATTGATATAGTTAATAAGTTTGCTGTAGAAAAAAATCTACCTCAAATCATGTTTGATAAAATTGTTGGTATTGATCAACAATGGCTCAATGCGTCACATAAAAAATGGGTATTGCACACTGACAGATTAAAGAATATAGTTAATGGCGACGATACAAAACAAAACTATCCCGGCTTTGTGAAATCTTGGCAAAATATCAATTTATACATTCATTCTTTAGAATATTATTATTCTGTTTATTTTACTAATACAAAAGGAGCATATTTAGAAAATATTGATATTAAAATACAGCCGGAAGATTGCGAATACTCACAACACGATCTAATTTTAAGATTTGACGATTTAGGAAAACATCAGTATGACCAATGGATTACTGGAAGCGCAGTTGATGAAGAAACTAGCAATTACAAAACAATTTCGGCTAGATTTGAATATGCATTTAATCCGCAATTAAATAAAGGAATTCTTCCTAATCCAGCATATATAGAGTGGTGTAATCAAAATAATTTACAAGTTATGCCACCGTGGATTATTTTAGGAAACTTTAAAAAGAATAAATGGGAAATTAAACAACTCATACATCAAAATTTATCTCGAGGATTAGAAGTAGGATTTGAATTATGAAAATTTATGTAAATGGAGATAGTTTTACTGCTGGCGACGGATTGTCTGATCCAGAAGTTTTTCCAGATTTGTATCCAGGGCATCATTCTTGCGACATAGAATTTGACGTAGCATGGTGTAATAAAAGGCATGCAATGCTAGATAAAAATCTTGATTTACACAATCACTGGCAAATTAATAATAAGAAATATGTGTGGTCTACAATATTAGGAGAGCTAGTTAATACTATGTTAGTTAATGACAGCGTTACTGTAGTTAATGGTGCCATTGGCGGATCATGTATGACAGGCATATCAACTAGAACTATTGCCTATCTTGAATCATTAAGAAGTCGAGCAGACTTGCCAGATCATGTTTTCATAGGCTTAACAAGCATTGGAAGATTAGGTTGGTATCACGAAGATACACAAGATATTGGTAAAATTTTTAATTGGGTTAAATCGACTATTCCAGGATTTCATTATCGAGGACATGAAAGTAAACATAAAAAATTGTTTGAAACTATTTGGACAACACTCAGTGATGAAGAACTGCTTATTAATTATCTAAAAGAATGTTTACAAATTAAAAATTATGTCAAGAGAAGAATTGGACGAGATCCTATTTTCTTAAACACTGTGGGTGAATTTTGGCAATACAAAGAAATAGTCAATAACTCTAAAAATCAATGGCTTCGAATGCTTTGGTTTGATTTATTAGAATTTGATAAGATTAACAATCGATGGTTCAATAAAGGAGCGTTTGAACAAATGACTGCGTGTGGACACGTACTTCCGCCTGGTCATGCTGAATATGCTAGAGATTTAGCAAGAGAACATTTTGGATGGGGTAAAAATCCGGATGATAGGGATGCCAATTAAGTATCTAGTATAGATTATTATTTTTTTACTAAGGATTGAAATGTATTAAATTGCTTTTGCAACCATTCAAAATCGTTAATTTTTCTTAACTGATCGGCATCAGCAATATTCAATAATCCGTACTGTTTTCCAGCTCGAGCTCCTGCTATACTATATTCTCCATAAAGTTTATCAGATCCAATACTACACCAAGTAATTAATCGATCTTCAGTTTCTTCTTGATATCCAGAATCAACAGGACGGCTGGCTAATTTTACACACTCTCTAAACGCAGATTTCCAAGTATTAAACGGATCGGTATTAAAAACTGTTAGATTACTAACTTCTTTTATAACTTTAAATTTTTTGCTTATTGCCATAGTCATGTCAACACTAGACATGTCCATATTAATAGTTAAGTTTTTAGGCAATAATTTAACACCGCCATAGCCGTATGTTAATCCGTTGATAGGATTTTTGCTTAACCAAACATGAACAATATCTGTATCGTGTTTAGGTAGTAGTAGGTCAAATTGAAAATCATCTTCTATTATTGCATCACCGTCTACTACCCAAAACATTGGAGTTGTTGCTAATTTTGCGGCTGCAATGTGTGCTTGGTGAATACCTTTTACGCCGTGTACACGTTTGGCTCTCGGAAATTGATCAATTAATTTAGCAAAATTTTCATCTGCATTAGGTTCGTTATAAGATATAAACACAATATCGTATAATTTTAATTTACTTGCCACAAGGTCATATTCTTTTTTTTCAATCAAATATCTATATTCAACTTCTCTTGCAGAAATAAGTCTTTTCTTCGATAATAACATTATACCGTTGTACTTAATTTCTTCAACATCAATATTTTTAAAGACGTGATTTATACTAAGCTCATACTTATTTTGGTATGGAAATTGAAGATCAAATTTAAAATCTGGCGCAGGTTCAACTTCCGGAGGAATCGCCCAAAACATATCTGTATCAGCTGTGTTAAGAGCATGTTCGTAATCACTAAACGTATCGATTACAAATTTGTCGTACGGTTTATATTTGCTGGCCACTAGATCGTGTTCTTTTTTATCTATAAAAAATCTATGTTCAATCTCTTTCTTAGATACTGGCTTATTTGTAGAAAATAACACAACACCGTTAACGAACGATTCCTGATCGTTAGATATATTTTTAAACACGTGATTTTCGTTTCGATCATAGGAATTATGGTGACTAAAATAAGTTTCAAAAATTTGATCATTAATTATTTCAATATTTGGCCATACTCCCCAAAACATTGTTAAAGGTGAATTTTCTAATGCAGATCGATATTCTTCATAATTGTTAATAATAAAAATAGGATATGTTTTAGGTTTACTAGCTACTATATCAATTTCTTTTTTGTTAACATAAAATCTATGATCAAATTCTTTTTTACTAATTTCTTTGTATTTTGAAAACAACGCTATTCCGTCAAAAAATTCTCCGTTTTTAAATACATGAGTTATGTTTCGATGAAATGCATCGTATGTTGGAACATAATAATCAAAAAGAAAATTTTCGGCTACAACAACATCATCCCATACTGCCCAGAACATCGCTGTTGAAGATTGCTCTTTTGCATTTAAATAATCGTTGTATGTTTTTATATTATGAATTTCAAATTTCTTAGGAGTTGATGCAATTACATCCATCTCCTTTTTGTTCATAAAAAATCTATGATCAAATTCTTTTTGTGTAGTATTGGCTGTTTTAGGAAATAGATTTATTCCGTCAAATGTTGTTCCGTTTAACCAAACGTGGGTATATTCTTCGTCCCACTTAGATACTCTGTATTCAAAATTAAAATCGTCAGCTACAACAACATCATCCCATACGACCCAAAAGAATTTTGTAAATGCTTTCTTTTTAATGTCATCGAACGATTTTACATTATCAATTTTTTGAGAAGATGGAAATTTAGAACGAAATTGTTTCCAATTTTGTTCATCAATAATATTTTTACTTACATAAAAAATATCATAGACCATCAGTGGTCCTCATATATGTATTTGTTAATTTAATAGTTTCTTCGTACAAATCTAAAGTATATTTGCTCTGTTGACTATCTAGATAGGGATAATCAAAACCTAGTTCTAATTTAATTTTTTCACCTAATGATTTAATTTCATCATCTAGACCATCACCGCCTACTTCTTCAAATGGGCGGCCATATTGATTCCAAATACCTTTAAGGATTTCAAAGTCTCGAACCTCTACATAATTCCAGTCGGTACAGTTTGCTAACCAAGTGCCTAATCTAGCACCATATATAGCATAAAGTCCGTTTTCTTCATGAGCACCAACTGTTGACCACATACGTAATCTATGCAAATTGTGCCACCAAACACGTTCGCTAATCTCTTGTGGTGACACTTTAACTCCATCGAGTAAGGTCATTTTAACGCCTTCACGAAATCCTGCTCTCCATGCTTGAAAAGGACTTCCGGTAATATCAGTATCACTATAACATTCTTTAAATTGACGATACCCATCTTCCCAACAAAAGTCTACTTGAGCGCGATCGCTTTCACTAGCTTCATGGGTTTTCATATTGAGAATAAAATCTCGTTTCCATATTTTAAGCCCGCCATTACCGTAGAGTAAGCCATTAAGTTTGTTTTTTCCTAGCCAACTATATACCTGTATCTTAGGATTACTTGTATCGATGTCTAGATTAAAAAATTTAGGATTAACTATATTATCAGCGTCAACCGTAATAACCCATTCAGTTTCACTTAACTCAGCTGCTGCCTTATGTGCAGCATCACTACCCTTCACCCCGTGAACTCGTTTAGCCCAAGGAAGTTTATTACATAAATCAGCATAATGCTTATCTGCATTGGGTTCGTCATAACTTAAAAATACAATGTCAAGTTCTATTGTTTTCATATTGTTTCAAATATATATTTGTCAAAAATTCGCCTTGTATAAACACTAAATCTATTTGGCAAATCTAATGTAAATAATTTTGTATTTTCTGTAATGTCGCCTGCCCTAATGCTTAACATATGAAGGAGGACATTGGGGTCGTTGTAATCAGTTACTAAAAAAATCATTTCAGTTGCACCGTCCCAAATAATATTATTTGAGTATTTGTCGCTCATTGAAAATATTAATGTACTATTTTTTGTATCATGTGAAATTGTGATATCAGGATCTTGCATATTTGACCACTTTTTATCTATTATTCTATGCAAGATGTCATCGATCTTTATTAGACTATGGGTGGAAAATTTGTTTAATTTAACTAATTTCTTAGTTGGTAAATCAACCCTATAAGAAAATAGATTTTCCTCTCCTGTAGAAACTGCTGTGGCAATTTCTTCATCAATTTTTATATTATTTGTATTATCAAATACCGCATGAGAAGGATATATTCCAATTAAAGATCCGTCATCTTTAAATGTTGCATAGTATTCGACGGTTTGATTGACTGGTAATTTAATCCACTCGTCAAAGTCCATTAATTCTTGTTCCATGCAATCTCCTCTAACATACTAACTATTTCGTCATTAACTAGATCTTTTTCAACATAATGCACAATATTATATTGCTGATAATTTCCAATTTTTAAATTTCCCTGTGTATTAAAATAAAAACCTGCATGTTCAGTGACCCTTTCGGCAGTCCAGGGCCAATTTTGAATCATCGGTTTCATATGTACTATATTAGGAAACGCTAAATCATAACTTATAATATCACTTATATCTAAAATCTTTGCGCTTAGAGCGAATGCTTCATCTGTTCCAACAACTTTTGGTTTATGTTTAGTAAGATATAAATTACTAAACTCTAAAGGGTTTTTTATAATATATCTACCTAAATTGAAAAATTCTGTTGCAAGCTCGGATCCTTGTTTAAAAAAAGTAAACATGGAATATAAATTAGGAAGATTGTTTTTTGTAAATGTTTTTCTATAAAAATCATTTATGATTGTTTCACCTCTATAGGTTAAGGCCTTTGGAGGAATGTATAATTCACAATTTTCAATAAAGTAATCAATCCAATGGCTATGATCCCTAAGAAAAAGCATGTCTGCATCAAGGCATACTGTATTTTCAAAAGGAGATAGTTGATCCATCCAGCTACGGCCATCCCAATGTGTTTCTTTATCCCAGGTAATTACATGATCAAAAACCCAAGGACTTTTTAAATTATTAACTAGCTGAGGTTTATCGATTACTAAAGCAACTTTATTGTATCCTGGTTTCTGAGTATTTTTAATACTTAATGCAAGAGCATAGGCCAGTTTAAGATAGTCTATATTATCATTCGAAGCAACAAAAATTAAGTAACCAAAGTTCATATTAACTCCAGTAGTTTTTCTTTATTTCTAATAATACTTTGTTTGTTCATAACGTGAACATCAGAACCTTGTGTAGTTGCAGCCCAAAAATCTCCGCAATTAAGTGGTTTGTCAATTAGGAACGTTAGCCGATCTCCATTTACATCATGTAAAATATCTTTATCAAATACTGTTAGAATAGGAGGTAATGTATAAACAAACTCAGTTTCAAACCCGTTCATGATATGTTTGGCAACGCTAAATGAAATGTCGTTTCGATATTGCCTTGGGTCAAATCTAAATAGGTCGGCATAATATCTATAATTGTCTTTAATATAATCAACTAATTTAAAAAAGAATCTACTTTCTTCGTTTTTAGTAAACATTACAGTAGTGGCCCAAAACATATGAACTCCGGTTTCACTTACACGTTGATCTAATATACCGCTGCGGTCACCTGTTATATCATTCATAGAATGTCCTAACATCACACTACTATCTGTGTTCCAGTACTCATTTAGTTTGTTAGAAAAGATTAAATAATCACTGTCAACTAACAGGGTTTGATCGTAAGGACTTAAATCCCAAACTGAAAATCTATTTGAATTTACAAAAGGAATTGTCTGGCTGTAAAAACCATCATGAAGTTTTCTTGTATTTTTTGTTCTAGGCTTTTCAATTTCAATAATCTTATCAAAAATAGATTCGGCTCTAGCATACATCTCTGATTCTTTTAACCAAGCAATTGTCCATTTGTCTGTTATTAAACTAACTGGTAATCCCAAATGTTTTTTTGCTAGGCCGCCAGAAATTATACCCATTACACCATAATCTACTTCTGGGCCATTATGAGCAAAAATTAATACGCCTTTAGTCATATATTCAATAATTTTTCTACGGTTCTGCTAGATTTAATTTTTTCGTATTCTTCGTGATATTCGTAGGTGGCAGTAAAATACCTATCTAGAATTTCATCTCGAAATATTTGTAGGTCTGGAATTAAAATTGGGTTTTCATTTTGATCAATTAAGGGAACATTTTCTGTTCTGTCTTGATCAATTAGCATTTGAACAAAAACTAATAGTGTTCTATCAATCTTAAATATACCGCCGGAGTGGCCGTAAGTCAATTTACCCTCAATTTTTTCTTTAAGGGTTTTTCTTTGAATTGCTAGGGTTTGTCTATAATTAGAAAAATCTAAGGCAGCTTTTAGACGGTCGTCCATGGTATCTCCTATAAAACACGCACATTATTTATATGGCGTCTTATAGAGGATTAAAATTTATGAACCAGAAATTGCGCTCAAAGAAGACGACGAGGGGCCTAC